TCTTGAAATTTGTTTTTTTCTGCTTCTGGCTCTGTTTTTAATTCCCCAACAAATCCCCTCAAAGTATATATTTTAGGAGGCAATGCGATATGGTCTTGTCCTGGTGAATTATTCTCTACATAATGATCTGTAATTTTTGAGCTAATTTCTGCCTTGTGTTGCGTGAATATATCAAATTCAAAACCTGCAATCCCCAATCTTGCAACTGGTGATACTACATATTTACTAACTAAATTGTTTAAATTTTCGGTATTCTGGATTAATTTTTCTTGTGCTGATACATTTTCCTTTGTCATAATTTGTAACTTTTTTTTACTTTTTATTTATTTTTACTTGATTTTTAATTTTTTTTAATTATTAATTAATTTTTATTAACTTTAAATTTCAAATAAAATGAAAAACATTTTTTATATTATAACTATCTTTTTTATCTCTTCTAACCTTTCTTTTGCTAGTCCTCCTGACCCTGTGGAATTAGGAGTTAAATTGGCAGAAATTATAGCTCCTGAAAAAAATATAAATAATAAGCGTTATGCTGCATTACTTAATGCTAAAACTAGTTGCCAAGATGCAACTAATCATTTCAAAGTCCCAAAGCCTTACATAATAAGAGTTTGTAACTCTGCTAATAAAAATATTAGTATTATTACAATTCAAAATACTAAAACTAATAAATCTGAAACTTACTCATTCACTTCATTAGATCTAGTAAATTTTGATCTTTAACTAAAACCTAAAATACATTATTATTAATTTGTGCATCAGTTTGTGTATTTTTATTAAATTCATTTACAATTGTATCTGCTGTCTCTTGCGCATTTAAACCATTTACAGTAATATTGTTATTTATAGTTGTTGATGGTTGTGTTTTTGTTATAAAGGGCGCTATAAAACCTGCAAATCCATCTCTCTGTAATCCTAAAAGGGCGTCACCTGCCATTTGTCCATATTCTGTTTTATCAGCTTGATCAGCTAACCACTCGCCAATCTCTGGTGCTTTTGTTAAGAAAGTTATAGCACTAACTATCAGCCCAAGCTGTGTAGCAAGGGCAAGGGCAGGAGCAAGCATAAGTTTCATTGCACCCGCTATCTTTCCAAAGTTTGAAACAATAGTTCCAACAGCTAAACCGCCACCTAGTAATTTCACAATATCTGGTATTTCTTTAAAAGCGTTTACTAAATCCCCTATTAGACTTTCACCGCCTGCGCTAAATACTGCAAAATCTTCTAACAATAAAACAATTGCACCAAGCCCTAATAAGAAAGGCCTAAAAGTTAGAAGCAAGCCAGCCATTGCGGCGGTCAAGATTGTTATTCCATTTTCTAGTCCTGATATCTTATTAATAAAGCCACTAACTAAGCCGAATGCTCCGCTGACTGCCTTTGTAAATACTGCAAAGGATTTGCCTATACCTGATATTAATTGTATTATATTATCGCCATTGTCATCAACCCATTTAAAAAATTGATTTACTAGCTTGTCTAATTCTGGGGCTAATTTTGCAACGGCTTGATCTTTTAAAGCAATAAATCTTAATTGCAAGCCTTTGATTGAAGTTCCTAGATTGTCAATGTCTTTTCTTTGTTTGCCACTTAAAAACATATTATTAGAAAGCTTATCAAATTCTTCTCTTGATAATCTTAATATATTTATAAACTCTGGGCTTAATCCTATTTGACTAATTAAATTAGTTGCTGTGGCCGCATTAAGGCCTTTTATATTTTCTCTAACTCTTTCCAATACTTCAAAAGCAGTTTTTGACTGCATTGGATCTACTCCTAATTGTGAAAATGGAGTAAGGTTACCAGAACCAAAAACAGTAATATCATTTATATTCTTCTGTAAATTGCCCATTGACTGCGCTATCTGATCTGCTGATAATGCTAAATTAGATAACTGCCCTACTTGTTGTAATTTTTGTAAATTCTCAACGGCTAGCCCTGTTTGATTACTTAAATTTTGTAAATTAACGACACCTTTTAAAGAGCTATTAACCAAAGTATTAAGGCCAACAACAGCACCAGTAAAAGCAGCACCAACGGCAATTAAATTGCTTCTTAGTTTTGTAACACTGGCTTTAAATTCATCTAGCTTCTTTGTGTCGCCTTTTACTCCTAAATTTATAAATAGTTCTCCTATACTAGCCATTTTGTTTATTATTTAAGTTCATATATTCGCTTTCATAATCATTACAAAAGTTTTCATAATGAAACATTTTTAAAACCCAGTCAACCGACATATTTTCTATTACTTCTGGGTTACCCCCGCCATAACCCGCTTTTGCCAATCTTAAAACAATTAAGTCAGTATCCTGACAATCTATTTTAGTTTTTGGCTTTATAGTATCACTTCCTGCCGTTACTTTTGTAACGATGAAAGAAGGGGCTTGATAAAAGGCAATACATTGACCTTTAAGCACATTGCAGCTATAAAATAATAGTCGCCTTGTGCTTCTTCGTTATCGTCAAAAAAATCTGTATTAATAGCTTTGCCATCCCAAGTACACCTTTTAAAGGCAATATCTAAAGCCTTTCTCAATTCTTCGCTTAAATCTAATTGTATTAAAACACTTATCAATTTATCTAAAGCGCCTGATTCAACCGCTGAAGTCATTTGATCTTTATTGCCTGAAAGTAAATTAGAAAAATCAATATCAGATATTTTAACATTACTTTCTTTAATAGCACCCAAGACCGCTATGCGCAGTCTTGAGCCCTCTATATATCTTAATTTATTTACTACTAATTCTTTTCCTGTTGGAGTTGTAAAAGTATTTGTCATTATAAGTTTCTAGATGAGTTAGTAAATCTGATATTATAAACTGATACGCCTTGTTCAATATCGCCTTCTACATTAGAAGTTGTTTCAACTCTTTTTGAGAAAGTACCACCTGATAGAGCATAAGTATCTTCTACAACATTTGAGATACCATCGCCAATTCTTTTAACTATTGAGCCAGTCAATAAAGTAAAAGAAGGTAAATCAGCTTCCATAGTTTTAAACTTTGAATTTAAAGTTTTATCATCGCTTGAACCTCTTAAAACTCTTATGCTTAATTCTGCAATCTTGCCAGTTTCATTAAGAGCAATTATAGAATTACCATTTTTACCAGTTGTTGCCGAAGTTATATCATTTGGAAAGGTTAGAGTTCCAACATCGCCATTAGCTAAGTCAACTAAAGGCAAGCCATCAATTATAATTGAGTCATTTCCTGTTAATGCTATTGTCATTTTATATTTTATTTAAAGTTAATAATTAAGCCTCTATATTAATAATAATACTTGAAGAATGAATTGCGCCAGCTTCCTTGATTGCAATTTGCACTATTGGAGCTTCTCTAGCTTCTCTTTCTGCTTGTGCTTGTTGTGCAATAGGTAAGCTATAAAGATAATAGCCGTTATCCTCTATATTTCTTATAAAGTCTTGCTGATTGCCAAAAGTGTCGCCGTTCCAAGTTCCAGGAGCAATAACCCCAGCATTTACGCTTTGTATTAATGGTTGAGAAAGAGCTGACTTATAAGCTGTCATTGTTTGCTCTGTTTGTGGCCTTTTTGTATTAGTTTGCTTTAAGAAATTAAATCCTGCAACTTCAACCGATAATTTAATAAATATAGAATTATAAACAGAATCAAAGAATTTATTTGCACCATTTGAAATAACAACTGGCAAGCCTTCAATGGAGCCGTAATAATCAACGCCAGCAGTTTCTGCTTTATCAAATATAGTTTGATTAATTAAAGTATCTGGCAATACATTTGCAAGAGCTTTTAATTGCATAGTTTGAGAAGTATTAGAACCGCTGAAATTTACACTAAACGCCCTGCCTAAATAGGCCGCTTTCATTAAGTTTGCTGACTCTTGACTAACTGAATAAAATAAAATTCTTGTTTTAGTTTGTGTAGCATCTTTAATTATTGAAGCAATACCAGTAGTAGGCTCTAAATCTTCTGTGCTGCATACATGGGCTAAGAAAATCATATCTCTAGTCTGAACGGTAGCAGCAATTGCAGAAATGGCTGCATCTTCTAAGTCAAGATTTGTTATAAGCCCTGTATAGTTTACTTGCTCTTCAGTTCTTAAAATAGCTTCTGATATAGTTTCGCCTTGTGAGTCTGCGCCACCTGTTGCAGTTCCAGCCGCTACATTGAATAACGATGCAACACTTAGATCAGTTCCAGAACCAGCAGGCAATTGCACTAAATCAACAGAAGAAGAAGCGCCAACCTTTTTAGAAGCTAAATCAAAGCCAGTGGCTTTTGCAGTTACTACAACATCAGTCAACTTTCTTTGTAAGATTGTTGCTATATCAGCTAAAGAGCTTGCATTAGTGAAATTTAGGCCTGTTACATCAACATTATTACCATTTAAAACAACCCTAATATCACCATCAGCAACGGCTTGTAAGTTTGTTAAATTAGCTGCAATGTCTGCGCTTTCATAAATACCTTCTATTGCGCTAATTGCATTTATTAAAGGTATAATAACAAGGCGGCCGTCGCCTGTTAAAATGTTTGGTGATTGTGCAAAAATGTTACTTGCCATTTGAGCAGTAACGCTATTAGTTCCATAATCAGTTTGAACCGCTGAAGCTGTAACATAAGTATTAAATTCGTCAACATTGCTAGGAGTTTCAGTAGTAAATATTGCAACGCTATTTACATTAGCAGCAGGCAAGCCCGCTGGAGTTCCTGTTATTGAAACATTAATGATATTTTGAATAGGTATAGACATAATTATTCGTTTTCAATTGAGTTATTAAAAGTATCATAAACAAGAGTATCTCTCACTTGATTATAATGTGCTAAAATATTAATATTTAGAGCAAATCTATTATACATTCCTTCGCCTTCTAAATCTGATACATTGACAAAGCCTTGTGTTATTGGCGCTATTTGGAAAAAATATTCTTCTTGTTTATTTCTTGCTAGATCAGAATTTAAAGCCATAATTACTTCCTCTTTTCTTATTCTTGAGCTTGAGTCTTTGGAGTAAACATTAATAGAATAGCTTTCTTTCATATTAATAGATAATTCTTGTTGTTCTGTGTCTGGATTAAATCTATTTACGCTGCTATAATTTACAGAATTATTAAAACCTAAAGTTATAAAAAGCCCAGATGTATTGGTAGGATTAAAATTTTGATTATAGATATATATTTGATCGTCATTTAGCCCCATAAAATCTTTTATTATATCCCCTAAAATTAATATTGGCTCTCTATTCATAACTTTCCACTATATGATATTCATAAAAACCATTACGGCTATAATTATTTTTATCCATAACTTTATATCTTTTATCATCAATCTCTATTTTATCATTAGTATTGATTGCTATTTCTGCCCTTGTATGTATCATAAACCATTTCCAGCTTCTAGTCTCAAGTGGCTTTATATTTATTTGTTCAGCTTTTAACGGCTGTATAACCCCCTTAAAATTGATTATTTCTTCTGTTCTAACATTTTGATAGTCAACAATGCTTGTTGTTATCTTTATAAGCTCTATTGGCTCTGACCAGCAATTTAAAACAAAATCAACTTTTGGTTGTCTCATAATTAATTATTTCTTTTTTCAACTTTACTAATAACGCTACGCCTCAATTGACTACTTGCAATCAATTCTTGCCAGCTTCCTTTTCTATTAGCAGTAGCCTCTTTTATTGGCTGCCAAGCTCCAAAACCTCCAGTCTCAAAGGCTTCTTGCACTATTGACTCGCCATAAATTCCGACTAATTCTAATATTTTTTCAATTCCGTTTTCTTCATCAATATATCTATCTATTATCTGCTCTGTCTTCTTTGTTAGTTCCTTTCCTTTTATAGTTAAAGGATCTAATAAAAAAGACCTGCGAGGTAAATTAATTTTTGGCGCTCCAAATTCATGAAATGACCCAAGTTCTGCATTGGTCACACCTGCTTTTGTATCTTCATCTCTTTTACTTTTATCACCAAATATCCCTAATTTAGCTACTAACTTAGTTTGTTCTAAATTTTTTCTTATCCTCTCTAAGCCATCAATTTTGAAATTAATTTGAGTGCTTGCATTAGGCATTAGTTCCTCCTGCAATAGCTACCATATTTCCAATAGTTCTAGGCCTTATCATATCAATATATTTTCTGCCATAAGTAGTAGTAGCATAAAAAGCATAACCAGACTTTAAATAATAATCTGGTATTGTAGAGCTAACTGACACATTGCCAACGCTTTTACTATTTACTAGGCCAGCATCAACATTTCCGCCAGAAGTTCCGCCAGCACTTAAGTCATTTACTACGAAGTGAGCCGATAAATATAAGTAAGCTAATATCTTATCTTGATCGCTGCTAAATAGAGCGCTGTTAAAATTGACACAAGCCTCTGCATAAGCATTAGTTATGTCAAGATCGCAAATTAAATCAAAATTAGATATAGCTTTCCAATCATTAGTATCAGTAGGTAAAACCCCCACGACCCCATCATTTAAGCACTGATAAAACCTTTTATTAAGGTCATAAAAAACTTGGTCACCTGTATTATAGGTGGTTGCAATATCCCAAGTTGCAATATATGTAAAATCACGCCAGAATTGAGATTTAAACTCTTCTGGCGTAAGTGCTGTAATGATAGGATCCGTGCAAGCCATAATTACTAACTAATTAATTATTCCTTATTATCAGCTTCGATAGCGGCGTCAGCAGAAGCTTTATCCTCATCGCTAGCAGAATCATAATCAAAACCTTCTTCAACTTTAGATTTAGCCTTAGATTTTTTGCTTGATTTTTTAGAGAAAGTAGTATCGACTTTTGATTTTAAAGATTCAACAGATTCAATCCCCTTATATCTTTCAAGAATTCTAGCCATTTTATCGTCAAATTCCATTATTTTACCAATTTTAAAAACGATCGGCTTGCCATCTTTATCTAAACCAATATTAAAATTAGTGTTAGTTTGATTTATAAGTTGTTTCATATTTTTTTAAATTAATTATTAATTAAATTACTACTGAATGATCTAAATAGTAAATTTCTTGAGGTCTTTTGGCGATAACTCCTGAAAATTGACCATAAGCAACATTAGAAAAGTCAAAATTATTAACAGTTCCAAAAGTTGTACTAGTATAGTCAATAGGTATGTTCATTTCTAAAGTTGTATTTGCGTTTTGATATAGAACATATCTATTTACACCTAAATTATTTTTGCTTAAATCATTATAAGCTGCATGTACTACTTTAAAATTAGGATTCTGAGTTGCTTGCTTAAATACTTGCTCTAAGAATGTTGTTTTAGAAATTGTTGGTTGATTTTCAGCTACGAAAGTTGGTAATCCTAAAAAGTCATTAGTTGGCATACAGAAAGTATCTGGAAGGGCGGTTTCATTGCTATTTTGCCAATAAACTTTTATAATATTTCTAGCAAAAGTATTTATTTCAGTAGCAGTCATTGCAGATAATGGCTTCTGTAAAGTAGTAATATCAGTTGTAATTCCTGACAAATTCAGAAGTCCATCTACATCGTCTATTTCTGGTTGCCCTAAAAATAAAGTTTCTTGAATACCAATATCCCATTGAGTTTTTCTAGAAATTTCCTCGTCTTTGGCAAGATCTATTGCACCTCCCCCATTTATTGCAGCTTGCCTAATATCTATAATTGAGTAGTCCATTTCTGCTGACCAGAAGAAATTAGGTAGTTTTATTTTATCGTAGGCTGTTGCTACTTTATTTTTTCTAGTGTTTTGTCCTCTTCCCATAATTCCAGAAGCAAAATCACCCGATAATTTAAAATTGGTGAAATACAATGATTCTTCCGTAAAAGCACCTTGACCAGTTTTAATAGGACAGAAAGCAGGTAATCCACCTTGATTTTTACCCGCTGTGTAAAAAGTTTGCGAGATTACTTCTCTTCTCATATCTGTTAGAGTAGTAATAGTTGCTTCATAACCACTAGGGGCGTTGTTTTTTAGAATATTTGCCTTGCCTTCTAAACCAGCTTTTGTGTTGATTACTGAATTTACTAAAATATTAGAAGATAAATTCTCGCCGCCATGTATGGCTTTTAGCATATATAAAGTTTTATTATCCATTTTATTTTTAATTTTATTGTTAATATTATAAAGTTTTAATTAAAATCTTAATTAGATCACCATCAGCAGCAGCAGAAGTAAGTGCCGTACCTACAACAGTTCCAGCAGTTTGGGTAACGACTTTATTTCCAGTTGGTACAATTTCAATACTATCACCGCCTGCAATAGCCGCGCCTGCTTCCATTTGCATTACTACCGCAGAAGATCCTACCCTGATAAAATCGCCTTTGGAGTAACTATTTGTTTTAGTTTCAAGAGGTATAAATCCAAAAATTTTGTCAGTAGCATTTGTTGCCAAGTCAACTATAATATTTTTGCTACCTGTTATGCTAACCAGTTTTACTGCAAATCCATTAGCATTTGTAAAGTCAGCAACAGAATTAGGATCTATTCTGCAATCGTACAAATTCCAATTAATGGCTAAATCCAACGCCCCTTTTTCAGTAGTTGGTTTAAATTGATTTAAATTTTGAGTCATGTTATTTTTTAAAATAAATTGTTATTAATTTTTTATTTATTCGCCATAAGCAAGATTACCTAAAGCAAATTTTTTTGATTCTGAAATATAACCAGAATTAGAACTAGAATTATTAGAAATCCCATTTTCATACTTAATTCTATTGGCATTAATATCGTCGCCTTCATCAACATCAACAGAATTTTTCATAGTACTTCCTTTTTTCTCTTCTTCTTCTTTTTCATTTTCTTTCTTGTCTTCTTCCTTGTCTTCATTTTCCTTTTTATCTTCTTCTTTCATATCTTCGTTCTCTTTCTTATCCTCTTCTTTATCTTCGTTTTCTTTTTTATCTTCTTCTTTCATTTCCTCATTTTCTTTCTTATCTTCTTCGTTTTTCTTTTTGTTTTTCTTATAGAAGTTAGCTAATTCGCTAATAGTCATTTCTTCGCCGTCAACATCAATTTTATCGTCGCCGTTAGCATATTTGCATTTATTAGCTTTTTCCTCTTCCTCTTTGGCTTTCTTTTCTGCCATTGCGTTTTTATAGTAAGAAACCATTTCAGATACTGGCATTTCTTCGCCGTCAATTTCAAATAGGCTATTTTCTAAAGTAAGCTCTTTTGAGCTTTCTTTTTCTGACTTTTCTGACTTAAATTTAAAGATATTCATAACTTTATTTTTTATTTTATTATTAATAGAATTTTTATTGACAAAATCTTCTTGAATAGAATTTTTATCAATAGAATTTTCGAGAATTATTGCGTCTGTGTAGCGTGGATTTTCAACTAAAGCAATGTGGGTTATTTCATCATCTTTTATTATGTCTATTACCTCATCATCATAAACAACGGCATTTTTAACGCCGCCTTGATCTGCTGAAACTGATTTATAGCCTGAGCTTGGTTTGTAACCTTTATTGTCTATTAAATCAATGGCTTCTTCTGCATGAACTGTAAATTCAGCCCACGCCCAGCCGTCTTCCATATATATATCATTTACATAACCGACTATTTGTTCTGTTGCTTCTTCTTTTGATACTTCTTTGTGTTGTGTTATTATTTTACAGCCTTTGAATTTTTGCGCTATTGTTGGTAAATTTTCTGGTGATATATACACCATTTTCTCTATTCCTGGTTCTGGGTAGTTTACTAATCCAGGCTCCATAAACCTTGTTTTATAAGATTTCGCTGTTAGATTTTGAGTGATTGCGTTTGTTTTAATATCTTGCATAAAAAAATGTAAAAAAAAGTAACTTTTTTTATTGACAATTAAAACTAAGCATTTATATTAATAATTGTGGAGTAACCAATACCACAAAAATTACTAACTTAATTTTAATTAAATAATGACAAGATAAAAGATAAGATTGGATTCAAACTTCTATAATAGGTATAGCCTGACAATTGCAGCCAAAATCTTCACCGGGATTATTTCTAGCCCCAGTAGAGGTATTAGAAATTGGCGGATCATCAAAGCTAAAAATTTTACCATTTAAAGCCCTATGATCTGGCCTAGTTCTAACATTGGAGATTGACCACTTGTATTTGGACACACCTACACTTTCATATTTTACCTGCTTATATTTAGAAGTCAAGAGAGAAATCTCTTGTTTTGCCAAAAATTTAGCCTTTTTAGTGCTAACGGCAAAGCGTTCTTCTATTATTTTGGTAAAATCTTTGGCGCGAGTGCCTGATAATACTATGTCCTCAGCTTTTTGTCTAAGAATTAAAGTTTCTTTCTGGGTAAACTCTGTAATGTATAATTTTAGATTATTAGTATACTCTTGAGACAATATTTTTATCTGATCTGCTGTAAAATTGATTGAAAGGCCGATTTTATCTGTTACAGTTTTTCTGAATTGCTTGTTTATATCTGAGTAAATCTTTTCAAGGGTATCATCAAAATTGATATTCTTTGTTGCTTCGTCAATATTTAAGTTAATTTCGTCAACTGTTGCCACCAGTTGTCTTGCCATTTGTTTATAGCTATCCTCTCTTTGTGCAATGGCTACTTGAATATTGACAGGCAAGTTGTTCATTTCTTTTTTATAGCCTTTTATTCTTTTACTGTATTTAATACCTAGCTTTTTAAATTCCTTTGCTGTGGTGGCGTTAAATTGCCCTGTAAAGATATTATTACCATACCTTATTTGTCCAGATTTTATTTTTTTAATGATGGCGCTATTGTCTTGCTCATTAAAAAAGATTCTTTTATTTTCCTTAATAGACTCAATTAAAGGAGCAAATAAAATATCATATAATATAACATCTATTTGCGCCTCTAATTCTTCTATTAGTTCTGGATTGTCTTTTATTGGTTGTAATTGCTTTTCAGCCATTATTAGCTAATAACTTGTATTTCTGCAACATTTACGCAGCTAATAACTAGCTCTGTTGGAGTTCCTGCGCTGACAAAGGCAAGATAATTAGGCAAGCCGTCAAATACTTCTAAAGCTACATCTGTTTTAATTGGTGCCATTTTAGTTGCAATATTAGCAAGAGTTAGGCCTACTGGCTCCTCTTCTGATCCGTAAATATCAACTGTTGCGCCTATGCTTGTAATTCTAGGCTTTAAAGCTTCGCCTAGTCCTGATGGTGATAATAGAACAGATGAATATAATTTATTAATATCTATTGCTGTTTGATAAGTTTTTAGTGCCATTATTTTATATTTTTATTTGTTAATATGCTTTTATAAGTTCTTTTCTTTTTAAAAAAGTTCTTTATATTGAAGGAGTTTTGTTTATAAACTGCCACGCCGTCTTGTAAGTCAAGTTTAGGTTTTTGCGGTGGTGGAGTTGGGAAGTCTTCGTCTTCGTCTATTTCTAAATCTGTTCTTAATATATTTAATTGGTTTAATTCTTCTTTTATTTCGCTAGAAGTCATTAAGCCTCTATCATATAATTGTAATA